TCGATCACCTCGCTTTGAACCTTACGCAGCGCATCCAGGTGCTGCGCGTGAATGTTCACCTGGACCTGTTGATTGGCCCTGGTCGTATTCCAGCGATCGGGGTCCATTGCGGAAGCGATCCACTTCCTCACGGCGATCCGCTCGCGCGCCTTGGATATCGCGGCGCTTTCTTCCGGCACGTTGTCAGCGATCTCCAGGGCAGCGTCCGCTAGCTGTTCCGCGCCCTGGCGTTGCGCCTCACGCAGCTGGGTCCGATATTCCGACTTGTTGAGGATGCCGGAAAGCATGTTTCGCGATACTTGAAATTCACGGGCAATCGAGGCAATGGTGCGACCGTTTGAAATTTCCTCAAAAATTTTTTCGACGCCGCCGGTTTCCGCGATAATAGCCATGAGGGTACGATGTTTTTTCTTCCCTGCCATAAGTGATCCTTTTTTTTCAATTTACGCATAATTTTTTTTCAGCGCATTGTTTGGCGAAAATTCTGTGCGTGATTACTTGCCCAGCTTTTCAGCCAGGCACCCCCCCTGGGGGGGGGTAAAATTCTGAAATCGCCTGGAAAACGGCCGCTTTTGAAACCCTTTTGAAACCATGCCTTGTAACCCACTGATATCATTAAGACTATGTAGCATAAACAGTTACATTTGATGTCACATATACCCCGCCTCGCGTACACGCGCGCGGATTTGCGCCAATGTGCAAATCCCTGGTCCTAGCTAAACGGGATCGGATCATCAGCTGGGTCACGCTGTGGTAGATCCAAGCTAGTAACTTGAGCCGAAGGGAATGCAGCCTTCACTACGCCTGTCGCTTCACCCAGCTTGCTCTTGCGCCAGTGCGCGTAATACACGCCAACCTCATGCAGTGTGATTAGCTCTAGGTCAGGCCGATCAGCTGATACCTTCGGCCACGCATCCTGGTCGAGTAAGATCGCTGCGCGCACGCCGTCCACCTCGAACTCCCAGTAGCTAGCGTCTGCCCCGACAGCACCGACAGCTGTTGCCATCTCATCCATCTTGATCATGCCCCTGATGCAGTCATCAGCGCAGTGCCTTGCCTGGGCTGCATCGCATGCATTGAGTGCATCGTTCAGCGCGCCCAATGCCTGGCCATACCTGTGCGCCATCTCAGGCTCTACCAGCTGCACCAGGCGATCGACGCCCCACTTCTGATTGAGATGCTGCACCCAGCGATCGAAGCCGGCTATTGCCAGGTCCACCTCGATCTCTTCCTTAGTCGCTGCCGGTTCTAATAACCGATCGAACTTCTTTGTCCTAGCCTTTCCTTTGGCCTTGTACGCGCCTCTAGCCATGATCAGAAATCCGGCGCTGTGTAGAAATATAGAAAGCCTTATAGGCTTTTTCTATTTCCTCTACGCTTTGCGGGTGTAGAAAAAGTGTAGAATTTCTATTTTTTCTACACCTAAGAATATTCATGCTTGCCACTGATTAGCTCCGATACTCTGCCAGCATTTACCTGCCACTTCTTGGCGAGTGTCATGCAGCTTTGCTTTTCGTTTGTGCGATAGTCATTAAGGATCTGATTGGCCAAGTGCCTGGTGATGCGCTGGCTCTCACACGGCGCTCTGCTCTTCACATATTCGCGGTAGCTGTTCGCTATCGCCTGGTCGATGAGATCGATCACCTCTTGATTGGCGGTGCGCTTCTTTGCCTCGATCAGCAACTCACGCACCAGGAGCATATTAGACATGGTGCCTTCCTTCCTTCGTTGTTATCCAGATGTGGTTTTCATTCATGGCCATCAGGCCGCTAGCCAGGAGCGCATCCATTGCCTTGTCGTATGCTGTGCGGCTGTTGGATGTGTTCATCTGCCCTCTGGCATAGTCACGCAGCTGGTCGGCCTCGATGCACCAGAATGCGCCGATCTCTGGCCACCCTGTGCCGCCTGTGTTTGGCCGGCCAACCTTGTCGGCCTTCAGCTGTTTAAACGCGTTCCAGATTGTGATTTGGTTCTTACCGCCTGGCCGCTTCTTTTGCTTGGCTTCCTGGGCATCCTCTTCTGACGCTGCTCTGACCACTGCCGTGGTCACTTGATCACCGTCCTGGTCTCGCCCTAGATCCATGCTGTCCAGGACAAACGCAAATGGCTCTGCTGGCTCCTGGTCGCGCTGCTTGGTGGCGGTTGCGAAGCTTATGCCGTCCATTTTGGTCAATTCGATTTCAGTTGATACGCTCGCTCTGAGCAGGGAATGGCCCCTAGCTCCGCGTGACTGGTCCTTGCCTGAGTGGTGGACCATGCTCACATGCGCGCCGGATTGCTCTACCACAGCGTCTGAAACCTTAACCATGCGCCCCAGATCGGTTGAGCTATTCTCATCGCCGCCAGCGAGTGCCCTGGAGAGCGTGTCGATCACAATCATGGCTAGCTGCCCATATTGATCCTGGACCTCTTGTATGAGCGCGCCCAGCGTTTGTAGATCCTCATCGCTATTGAGCATATCGAGCGGCGCACGCCTGACTGCCAACGGTACGTTATCGCGTCCGTATTTTTGCTGGATTGCGTACAGCCGGTTGGCCATCCCTAGACCGCCTTCCAGGGCCAGGTATAGAACCGGTCCTTGCACTGTCTTGTATCCATGCCAGTCAATGCCAGCTGCCACGCAGTAGCACATATCCATAACGAAGAAGCTTTTGCCTATGTTGCTTTCGCCGTAGATCACGCTGGTCGTGCCTCGATCAAGCCATCGCTTGACCAGGTAATTACTTGTGAGGATTGGCCTGGCATCGCCTGGATAAAGCAGCTGCGAGCTTACTTGTGCTTTTAAAGGTGCGGTTGCCGGTGCTTTGAGTAGCTCGCTTGGCGCCTTGGGCACGATCGGCATGTAGCCTTTGTTGATAGCCCCGTCATACGCCATCTGCACCTCACGGCGCGTCTGATCCACTGACCAGCCTGACAGCGTCAATCCATCGGTAACATTATGCACCTGTGCCGCTGACCATCCCTGGCTGACGTAATAGCCGACCAGGGAAACGATATTGTTGTGCCAGTTATTGCCGCCCTGGATCTGCGCAATGAGATCGCTTGGGTTCACCGTACCGCGCGCCAAATCTATGTGGATGCCGGTTTTTTGATGCTCAAAAAGGTTAATAACTTCTGGAAGTTTTTGACCTTTTTTTGGCACCCAATCTGGTAAGGGCGCAGGTGCATCGTCGGTTTGCCATACATATGGCTTGCCATCTATCCGGCTGGGTTCGATCAAGATATAGCCTTTGTGCTTAATATCTACCTGGTCGCACATTTCGCCAGGGAATTGATCGGCCTTATCCGCTTCAAAAACATAGTGCGTGCCGCCGGATGCCGACTTTTGTGTCAGCGTTGGTGGCATGTCTTTGCCCACCATAAATTCCTGGAATTTACAGTCTGTTTTATAATCATCAACATCGATGCAGACCAGGCCGCTATCAACCAGGTTGAGCCCCAGGTTAGCGTCTGGATGCGCCTCAAAATAGGCGATCAATGCATCGACATCGGTGCTAGCATCTGTGAATTTTAGCCTTGCGCCATTTTTGCGCTTGGCTGGTTTTTTGCCGTCTGGCTCAACCGGAAATATCTTCCAGCCCCGTTTTGTATATTCTTTAATGGCTTCTTTCATGTCCATCGCTTTTGCTCGTTTTTATTTTTTTAAAAGGACCGGTGGGAGTGTCACTGGAGAAAGATGAGGCCCACCGGCCAAGTAGCCGCGCTGACTAAACCCTACAAAAATCAGCGCGGCGCATCTGCGCGCACAGGGAGGAAAGCGCGCAAATTAGAAGTACGTTGTGCCTGATGCCGGCGCAGCTGGCGCTGGTGGGGTTGACGCTGGCATGGGTGGCAGTGCCTGGGCTGGTGTTGCCGGTGGCATCATACCTGGCGCTGGTGGGGCTGGCATGGCGCTGACAGGCGCAGGGGTGCCCATGTCAATCGCCGTGCGCGCTGAGAGGCTCTCAGGACGCGGCATCCAGCTTTGGACCTTTAGCTTGGGATAGACCCAGGTAAATTTCTCATATCTGCCTTCCGCTGGCCCCTCATACATCACCAGCGGCACATGGCCGACCTCTGGGCACTGAGACAATTGCGGCCCCAGGTAGCCAAGCAGATCCCATGCAGCAGCGCCTGATGCCATCCACATAGCGACCTTGCCGGCGCCTACTGCCAGAGGCATTGCAAAACCGCGCTTCCAGCTGTCGCCAGGCTTTGGCTGCATTTGCGAAACTGATGGGTTAAATTGCCACTTGTTGGTTTCGCTGTCTTGCCAGCCGGTGCGTAGCTCAGTCGTGTCCAGAACAAGCCCCTGACTTACATCCACGACCTCTTTTGGCTGGCCGGACATGTTGGTGTAAAACACCTGGCTGTGATTAAAATTGATGCCTGGCTTTTGAGCCCAACCAAAGTAGAGGTCAGTGCCGGAGCCAGAATTGTTTCCCATATCGATAATCATCTGTTTTTCCCTTTCATGTTTTAAACAGTTCGTTTCGGGTTTTTTCCGCACCATTCCAGTAAAAACTGTCAGGGTTGTGCGGAACGATGGACAGCGCATGCTCAACGCTTTCGCATGTAAGCAAAAAGTCATTGAGGCGCTGGATCTGGACTTTGGCGGTCTTTAAAATTGTGGTGGGATCGCCATCTTCCAGGAACAAGAACTTCTTAGGCGTAACGTACAAAAACTTTACGACCTGGTTGCCGCGTGCGAGCGCATATATGGCGCGCTGTAACTGATGCTCCGCGCTCATCACGCTGGGCATGCGGCCGGTGGTTTTTAAATCGATGACCAGGCCATGCTGGGCATAGACAAGATCAAGATATCCAATCACCTCGATCGCAGAGCCATCGGCAAGGCGTGTCGCAATTGAGATTTTATCCTGGCCGAAAGATCCGGCTTTCGCCTGGTCAAAGTCAGGCTTGCCATATTCTTGCAGAGCCTCGACGCTCAGCCGCACTGATGGATCTATCGTCGCGCGCTCTTTGGTCGATTTGATGTCACCGATTGGGTACTGCTTATCAAAGCGCGCGTGACCTAGTTCAATGGCTTGCTCAACCGTGACGTTAGTTGCCAGCGCGGCAACAACAGCATCCTCAATTGCGATCCCCCTGGTCATTGCTGGACTTCCTGGGAACCTCTTTTTGGCAAGCTTTTGTGCCATCCAGACATCTGGTGCGTTTTTTGCCAGGTTGATCGAAGACGCGCTTAAATGGCCAATGCCAAACTTTTCAAAGCCGTTCATTTTTTTGTGTTCGCCTGTTCTAAAAGAATATCAGCCAGCTGTTGAACCTCGCATGCGCGCATCAACAATTCGTCGTGCAGAAGGTTATTTTGAACCTCTTGATCGACTTTTTGCTGGATTAATTGGCCTACGCGCTTGATGCGCTTTGCGACTTCGTCGCTCATGTCAGTAGGCTCAGGCCGACATATAAAAGGAAGAAAAGCGCAATCGCGCCCAACGCATCTTTCATTATTGTTTTGCTATTCATTTTTCTGCTCTTTTGTTTTTTGACAACTTTAGCATTAGCTTAGTTGACCTTTTGTGGTCAATGTGTTTTTTTGCCATCGAGGCAAATAATCAAAAAACGACACGCAAAGTTGTGTCAAAAAGATAGAGTTTATAAAGAGCACGCACATGACGCTTAAAGAATATTTGGATTTATCGAAAAGTCGGCAGCGCGATTTTGTGGAGCTAACCGGTTTTGCGCCTGGCACTGTCAGCCGCTGGCTTTCTGGCGATCGAGTGCCAAGCCGATCCGCGATCGTTCGCATCCAAGATGTGACGAAGGGGGCAGTCACCTTTGCAGATTGGATGCAGCGCGATGACTGATTTGGAAACGATCGAGCGGCTCCAGGCTGAACTATCAAAAAAGAACGAGCAGCTGACCGAAATGTTTGGCCGCACAAATGACATGCGCAAAAAGATCAAACGTCAACGCCTAGAAAATGGGCGATTAAACCAAAGCTTGTCTGAGGTCATGGCACACAACCTAGAGTTGGAGGAGAAAATTAAATGGATGACGGGTGGTTAATAGAGGCTGACGGCTGCGCTCGCTGCGACGATGGCGAGGGTTGCTCTGAGTGCCAGGATGAGGATTACGCCGGCGATTGGCGCGATTATGGGGGATATGGTGACGATGACTGATGTCGTTTTTGTAGCAATGCTGACTTTTGCCAGCTTTGATGATTGTGTGTCACACGCGCATCAGAACAAGGCATATCAGCGCCTTCCAGAGCAGTGTGTGCGGGTGGCTATCCCAATGCCATCCCTGGCGCCCCTCTACACTATACGGCCCTTAAAGCGGCCGGAGCCGGCCAATGGTTGATGGGAACAAAAAAGGCAAAACTTTCGAGCGAAAGATATGCCAGGATTTCACTCTGCTCTTTGGCATGTCGATGACATTTAAAAGAGATATCGAGCAATATCGGCAGGGCGATTTGGGAGATGTTATTTGTTCAGATCCAGAGTTCCCGTTCATCGTTGAGTGCAAGCGATACGCCAAGGGCAATGGCCCTCAGCCGGCATGGATTAGACAGGCCCAGAAGGCCGCTGACCAGGCAAAGAAGCATTGGGCAGTCGTTTATCAATATGACCGCAAACCGGTGCGTGTGGCTGTCTCTCTGGCCGCTCTGGCTGATGCAATGGGCAACGAAGATTTTCACAAGGAAACGATCTGGGAAAGTGACCTGGAAGGCTTTGCAGAGATTGTGCGCGAGATCATGGCGCGCGTGAATGAAAAGAGACAGCTGGAGAGCATCTATGACAGAACAATCGGGGTATAAGCTTCCAGATGGTAAAGTGCTGATTAGCTTTAGCGGCGGCAGAACATCTGGCTATATGCTGCACCAAATACTTGAGGCTAACGGCGATCTGCCAGACAGAGCAAAAGTTGTGTTTGCGAACACAGGAAGAGAGATGTCGCAGACGCTCGACTTTGTGCAAGAATGTGCAGACAGGTGGAGCGTGCCAATAACTTGGCTAGAGTACCGAAAGCCAATGCCAAAGTTTGAGGTCGTAAATCATAATTCGGCAGCCAGAAACGGTGAGCCGCTTGAAGCGCTGATTAGAGCGAGCAAGTACATTCCAAACACAATGCGCAGGAAATGCACTGAAGAGCTAAAGGTTAAGACCATTAAACGCTATCTGGTGAGCCAAGGCTGGAAGCACTGGACAAACACAGTAGGCATCAGCGCTGATGAGGCTAGGCGTGTTAAAGACAGCAAAGATAACCGCTGGACAAATTGGTTTCCTGTTTACAATGCAGGCGAAACAAAGATCGACGTGGCAGAGTTTTGGACAAACCAAAATCTAGCGTTTGATTTGCAACTGCCACTCATCAATGGCGTTACGCCGCAGTCAAATTGTGACGGTTGTTTTTTAAAAAGCGAGTTAAAACTTGCAGAGATGTGGCGAGATTATCCAGACCGAATGCAATGGTGGGCAGACCTAGAGAAAGAGTTTGGTCATACGTTCCGATATGACGGTGTTTCCTATCAAGAGATCAAAGATAATTTGAAACGCCAGGGTGACTTTGTTTTCGATATAGAAGGCTTTTTTTGCCAAGCAGATGGAGGAGAATGCACCGGATGACAGAACAATCGGGGTTTGATCGATTTGAACAGAGGGCTGCGCGCGTAGCGCCGGCCCTGGAAGCCTTGGATTTTATTTGCGGTGACCGCGAAAAAGATTACGGGGGATTGGAGAATTTTACGCGCCTTGCGGAGCGTTGGAGCCAAACTTTTGGCCGACAGGTTCAGCCTTGGGAAGTCTGTTTAATGATGATGGACTTAAAGCTGAGCCGCCTGATCAACCAGTACAAGCGTGACAGTGTCGTGGACATCATCGGCTACGCTTGTCTGCTTTGCGAGCTTTATGATGACGCACACAAAGGACGAGATACTCTCTTTAACCAGCCAGATCGAGGCGCTGAAGCGCACCCGATCAAAGCTGATTGAGCAACTATATGCTGAGCAGCTGCGCCCCCTGGTCGATGTTGAGAATAGCCGGATGCGGCGCAACATGTCTGTCTACTACGATGACCCAGAGGGGCACGTTTCAGAAAGCGCCAGGGGCAAGCAGGACAACATCGTTGATGCGGTCAAAAAGCTTGGCGTTTGCAGCTGTCACGACATCAGTTTGGAAACCAAGATCAGCAACCGATCGGTCCAGGCGGCGATCGGTGACCTGGTAAGAAAGAAGCGCCTGGTGCGGCTCCCAACCGGACCAGGACACATAAAAAAATACAGACTTCCGAAGCTAAGAGAAGTCGAAAATAAGGAGCTATAATGTCGGCAGCAACTAAGTGGCTTGAGCTAGCGAAGATCGAGCGGCAGCGCGCGCGTGAGCGTGATGGTACATCCGAAAAGCTGAAGCAAAACACGCCAGGCTATTTTAAGCAGGGTGGGCGCGAGATGATCGATACGACCAAAGAGATCATTCACATGGCGCGCCAGGGCAAGGACGCAGAGCAGATCATCAAGCGCATGAGTTTCAAGGGCATGAACCGCAAGCGCGTTATCGAGGTGATGTACCGATACAAAAGCCGGATCGAGGCACCAGAGTGAACATCAAGACAAACGAAAAGGCGCTCGATGCAATCCGGCTGTTAGAGAAAGACGGCCGGAAGGTTTATAAGGTTGTCCTGGACGGCAAGAAAATCGAGCTTCTACTAGACAAGGGCGCCATCGGTGATGACGCCCCTGGAGAAATTGATTGGTCGTAAAAGTTTGCATTTAATTAATTACAATATTTTGCAAACATTCACGCCGCCTGATCCATCGTTGCCATAGCGATTTTTGCCTGGGCTTTTTGCTTGGACGAGTTGCAGTAATGATGCACCATTTTCACTGACGTATGGCCGGTGATGGACATGATAGCTTCGGCCGACAGACCCTGCTCTGCGAGGCGGTGAGCGCAGCTGTGACGCAGATCGTGCAGCGTCTTCTTAACACCAATTTTTTCTTTTACTTTGGACATCAGCACCTGGCATGTAATTACCGGCAGCTGCTCGCCTGGATCTTTTTTGTTCACGATGATGTAATCTGACCCCGACCGATCGATTTGATTGTCCAGGCGCTTGATGGCATCTTTCAGCCTGTTAGAAAAAGGGATAAAAACCTTTGCGCCAGTTTTGCGTTGCTGGACCTCAATGCCATAGCCGGCGATCGGATCGTCGTAACACTGCGACCACTTCATCGCCAGGGCATCGTTCAGACGCTGGCCGGTGTTAAGCAGCAACTCCAGGATCAACGATGCGCGCGGATCTGCATGCTCGTGAAACGCAGCGATTTCTTCGTCGGTCCACGGCTCGCGCTCTTCTGCGTTTTTGTCCAAGTTTGCTACGCCCTTTGCAGGGTTGAATGAAATCCAATCTAAATCGATGGCATACTCCAAAAGGATCTTCATCATTGTCAAAGTCGCATTCGCGGTAACCGGCTGATCTTTGCGCGCATCTCGCATCTCAAGGATAACTTTGCGCGTCATTTTTTTAACCTGGACATTCTCGCAGCGATCGATGATCCAGTTAATCTTTGACCGATATCCTTTGGCGGTAGACCCTGCCACCTTTTTAAATTTATCGGACGCAAAATATTTGAGAGAAAGCTCGCCCATTGTTCTGCTCGACTTGCCAACAACTTCGCCTTTGAGGCACTCAGTGTAGGCGGCATAAAACTCAGGCGACGATGGATCGGTTGGCAGCTTTACCAGGTTGCCGTCCTTATTGAAGTAAAGATAAATCTTTTTCTTAACGTAAACATATGGCGGTAAAACGTGGCCTTGAAATTTGCGAGCTTTCATAACTTTCCTCCTTGGTAACTGAAAGTGAAGATAAGTTATGGAAAGTTAAGTTTCAAGAGCATTTTTGAAACCCGTTTTGAAACTCACGTTTTTTGCTAAAAATAATACAACAAAAACAATAGTTTAACTTTGACTATGTATTTGAGGAAATTATACATATAGTAAATGATTTCAGTAACTTAACCACAAAAGTTTCAAAAAAATAGAGGTTTTTCTGGACTTATTTTTGAAACCCTTGAGTTGCCTAATTTTTATAAGGAAATTTCCAGGATGGTAAGAATTGGGCGTAAGGGAAACACGAGAGTAACAAAGAATTACAAAAGGCGTTATTAACGAAGCTCTCTGATATCTAAAATGAGAAATTCACTAAAACTCCATAACCTCAGGTCGGGTTTTAAAATAGAATAATTGAAGTTGATTGTGCATACTTACTTTGCACTTCTAAGAACCCATTATAAACTTGGCAGAAAATCATAGCTATGAATTTTTCTTCCACTACAGCCTTGATAGATAACTTATGTTAGAAAAATAATCAGGTGCATTTCTAGACTTGCTTTCAGAGGCATTTATTTTTTCATCTTTTACCAATGTCGTGACAAATTTCAGCTGCTCATTGAGTGCACCGATATCATCGTAGGTCAAGATTTTTCCAGAAATTAAAACAGTATCACCCTCAGCCAATTGAGCGAGTTGATTATAAATCAGTCCCCCTTGCTTTGCAGTTGCGGCATAAACTCCATCAAGATCTTTTTTCGACGAAAGCTTTCCTGAACCGAATGTTACCTCGCATGGCAAACGAAGTAAAAAAGCTGCATCGCCAGATGGTGTTGCATATATTTCTACTACTTTTGCCACCCAATCATCAAAATTTCCATTAGGAATTAATGCCGCGATGTCGTTATCTCGATCTCGAGCTACGAGGTTTTGGCGCAATTGATTTTTACTTTCCTCGGCAGCTTTAGCTTTTTCTTTGTAATTTGACAAAATCTGGCAAAATCTTACTTCTTGAACGGCTAAATATCTCTCTAAATCGAGCCATTCGTCATTTAGTTTAAA